GTAATAAAAAAGCAGGTAGAGACACTTCTCTACCTGCTTGTAACTATTGGTGGAGCTGGCGTTCATTCGGTCGAACACCTCGCCACCTGGGCCTATAGCGCCAGGCAGCGACGGATTATCGCCCAAGCCGGCAGAATCGTCAAACGTGAACGCCACGCGCAGGCCGTCGTCATCGTCGGGGCCGCCCAGCACCACGCGCGCCACGAACGTGCGCAGAAGCTGCGCATCGTCCACCTCGGCGGCGGCCATGCCCTCAAGCCAGAACAGCGCGCGGTCGTAGTCAAGGCGAGCGGCCTCAAGGGCCTCGGCCGTGCGCAGCTCGTCCTTGAGGAGCGCCTGCCGCTGCTTCAGCGCGTCTATGCGCTCCTTGCCGCCCGGCGGCGCGATGCCCGACTCGATGGCCGCCCATATGTTGGAGAACGCCGTCTCGATCTTGGCCAGCTCGCCCTTTATGGTCTCGCTCAAGGGCTTCTCGTCGGCGCGCTCCTCCTCGGCGTCGACCAGCATGCGAGCGATGCGTTCGCGGCTGTCGGCGCTGCCCAGGGCCTCGCGCACGGCGTCGGCCACGCGCTTCTCCACGACATCGCGGCGCACGGTGCGCCCGCAGCTGCGGCAGCGGTAGTAGTGATAGGGCCTGCCCGACTTGCCCGTTCCGCTGGTGCCGGTCATCAGCCCGCCGTCTCGCCCGTCGTAGAGCTTGCCCGTGAGCGGGAAGTCCCACGCTTCGGTCTTGGCGCGGGGCCTGTGCGAGTCCTCAAGCATCCGTATCACCCTCTCCTCGTCATCCATGGGAACGATGGCGGGCATGCCGCCGGGCACGACCACGCCCGCGTAGCGGTACTCCCCGCCGTTCTCCCGCCGCATCAGTATGCGGCGCACCGTCTGGAAGCGCCACTTGCCGCCGCGCTTGGTGCGGTACGGCTCCCAGGCGCGCACCACGTCGGCCACCGACTTGCCCGACAAGACCATGCGCACGCCCAGGCGGATGGCGGCGGCCTCCTCCTCGTTGACCACGTAGCGCCCGTCCACTATGTCCCAGCCGTAGCGCACGCACCCGTTGGCCATGCACCGCTCGGCGTTCTTCTGTATGCCGTCGCGTATGCGCTCGCCGTCGAGCGCGCTCTCGTACTCCGCCAGCACCTCCAGCATGCCCAGCTGCAGCACGCCCGCCGAGCCGTCCGAAATGTCCTCGCCCGCGTACAGTATCTCGACGCGGCAGCGGCGCAGCATGATGCGCGCCATGGCCATCTCGTCGCGGTTGCGCATGATGCGCGTCACCTTCCAGATCACCACGAAATCGAACAGCCCGCGCCTTGCGTCGGCCATCATGCGCTGGAACTCCGCGCGGTCGGTGTTGGTGCCGGTCTGCGCGTAGTCGCAGTACTCCGCGACCACCGTCAGCTCGTTTTCGCGGCAGTAGTCGCGGGACTTCTCCACCTGTATCTCTATGGACTCGCCGCGCTGGTTGTGGCTCGAGAAGCGGGCGTATATCGCCGCACGTCCGCCCATGGCTACGCCCTGTACAGCTCTACGGGGTCATCGTTAGGGGTTGCCCTGTAATTCAGCACGTTTAAGGCTATAGCGCCGTCGATAATCTTGAAATACGCGCCATAGTACACATGGTTGCGCCAGTAATGGATAACGGCCTTCCCCATCGACCCGTCGCGAAGGTACGACACGGTGCCGTGCGAGCCGTTATCGTTCTTGCCGTACGAGTTGAAGAAGACCTCCACCGGGTACTTGGCGTTTTTCCCCGTCTTCGTCAACGGGTGAAGGCTCAACATCACACGGTTTTCCGGGACCTTCACAACCGAATCAACGGCTTCAACCCGCGCGAAGTTCGTGCGGAGGCTTGGCAGTGACGGCACGCCTGTGACAGCGGGCGTAAGCATGCGTTCCAGTTTCGCCACGTTCGCCTTCACGGCCGCAACCGCATCCGCATCGCCATAATAAGAGCGTTCGTCGGCAAACACCTGGCCGGTCTCGCGCTCGTACTTGACCACCGTATGGCATAGGTACGGCTTATTATCAAACGGGAACGGCCCCAAATCGTATTCCGGACACGCCATGGCGGGCGGCACCTCGTGCTCACGCAAGATGCGGGCTTCCTCGGTGCGCTGGGCTTCTTCCTCTGCGCGGCGCTTTTGCTCCGCCTTTCGTTTCTCCTCGGCGAACTCGCGCATGGCGCGCTTTTCATCTCGCGCCGCTTTCGACGCATGCAAGAAATCAAACAAGCCCATGGCTACTCCATCTCGTTGGCGGCCTGGAACCACACCACCGTGCCGATCACGCGCACGGGGCCGTCGTCCATGCCGAAGATCATGTCCTCGTAGTCCTCGAAGCTGTCCGCCGACAGCATCAGTTTGGTGCTGCCCTTGTACCAGCGGCGCATGACCGCGCGGTAGTCCTCGGTCTCCACCACGGCGATGGACCCGTTGGCGGGCTGGCGGTCGGGGTCGACCAGCACGTGGCTGCCCTCGGGTATGACGCGGTTCATGCAGTCGCCCTCGACTTCCAGGGCGAACGCGCGCGGGTGCCCGGCGCACACGGAGGCGGGCACCTCCACGCGGTGCGCTATCTCCTCCTCGTCGGCGAGCGAGCCGGCGTGCACGCGGCCGAGCGTGAGCAGCGGCACGGTTGCGCTGCTGGCCACCACGGGGATGGCGCCGGAGGGCATATACGGGCTGCCCTTGGGCTTTTTGGTCACGGGGTCGATCTGGTCCATCCCCCCGTCTTCTATAAGGTGAGACTTACTAATCTGATAACAAGCCGCCATGCGCTCGATAGCTCCCATGCGGGGTTCCGAGCGGCCGTTTTCCCACTGCGAAACAGCATTGCCCGTCACGCCAGCAACCTCACCCAGTTCATCCTGGGTAACGTCGAAAATCTGCCGCAGCTTCTTTATGTTTTCGGATATCGGCATCTCAACTCCTTCCAGGACTTAAATCTATTTTCAATTTTACCAAAATTAATCTTGACCCGTGTCTGAAGATTAATTACAGTTATAGGCAGAAAGGAGGGAGCATGAAGTCACTCAAGCAGGCGCGCGTGAGCAAGGGCGTTACCAAGAAAGCAATGGCTGAACATCTGGGCATATCAGGTCCAACGTACGATGTTTACGAAGATCACCCCGACCGCATGCGCATCGAGACGGCCAAAAAAGCCGCCGACTTCTTGGGTTATAAACCCGAAGAAATTTTTTTCGCTTCGAACTGTAATTAGATTTACCTGTTAAGCAAAGGAGAAGCACCATGACCAACGCAAACAACAAGGACAACATCAGCGCGTGTGCCGTCAACGAGCTGCTGGGCTTCGTCGCGAACGGCAAAGACCGCACAACCATCACCTTCGAGCAAACGGAGAACGGCTGCATGGAAGAGGCCCGCTTCAGCCTGAGGCGCCGTATCACTCAAGTGTGGGGCTTCGAAAGGAAGCGCGTCATTCCGCTAGAGGCCAGCATGAAGCAGCGGTTCGAACTCGGCGGCATGCAGTTCAACGTCTACGACTCCGTGCAGTTCAGCGTGAACGGCAAGGGCTGGAGCACCGACTTCAAGACCATCGCGCGAGACACCGCGTACGACGTGCAGGATTAGGAGGCCGCCATGCTGAACGAGGTGACCGTACGGGGGGGGGTTCACCGCCCTCAACGTGAAGAGCGGCAAGTGCGTGCTGCAGTTTGAGCTGGACCCGAAGTTCCGCGACTCCATCCCCAAGCTGGTGGAGTTCACGGGACAGGTGCTCAACATCCACGTGTACGACGACCAGGAGGTGATGTTCGTGGATAGGGACACCGGTGAGGTCGCCTACGAGGACGCCCCGCTGCTTCTGCCGGGCGTCGCGGGCGAATGACCCCGATACAGCGCGCCATGTGCGACGAGTGCGCCGCCATGATGCGCGAGTTCTACAAGGACCCAGAGAACGAGAGGAAGTTCCAGGAATGGAAAAGATCAAGGGAAAGAGGGTGCGCGTCGCAGCCGGCAAGCGAAAGACGCGCACCGCAACGGTTCACTTCCGAACCGAGGACAGTGTAACACCCGAGCAGCGCCGCGAGAGGCTGCAGACCGTTTTCGCCGCCCTGTTCGTCTGCGCGTGCATCGCCGCCACATGGGCGCTGGAGGCAACAGTATGGCCGAGGTAGACGCCAAGGCCCAGGCCCTCGTGGCCAAGGCGTGCGGCTGGGTTGCCTCGAACCCCGATACATGGGCGAAGCTGCGCCGCATCTGCTACCGCCTGATGCTGGAGGGCCACGTCATCCAGCGCGACAACGTGTACACCCTGGCGTGCCAGAACGGCATGACCGTGAGCGAGGCCAGCGAGTTCAAGCGCGACCACAACCTGTGGAGCGTGCTGTCCCGCTACATGGTGCTGCAGCGCCCCTCCATGCTGGCCGCCGTGAGCTTCCGCCGCACGCCGGTGGACTCCGTGGACCTGGTGGGCACGTGGGAGGCCATCGTGGGCCCAGCCGTTTTCGCCGCCTCCACGCTAACCGAGGCGCAGGGCATCTACGACAGGGGCGCGCAATGAGGTGCACCGTCACGGTCGAGGGCCGAATGCCGAGCCTGAACGACTACATCAGCGCCGAGCGCGCCAACCGCTACAAGGCGGCGGCCATGAAGAAGCGCGAGACGGCGCGCGTGAGGGCGGCGGCCATGCAGCAGCGCGCGCCGCGCTTCGAGCGCCGGGTGACCGTGCGCACCACGTTCTACGAGCCCGACATGCGCCGCGACGCCGACAACGTGGGCTTCGCGCGCAAGTTCGTGCTCGACGGCCTGGTGGCGGCGGGCGTAATCAAGGACGACTCCCGCAAGTACGTGGAGCAGTGCCCCGACAGGGTGCTCACCGACAGGGCGCGCCCCCGCGTGGTCGTGGAGGTGAGCGACGAGTGACCCGCCGAGACAAGGGCAGGCCACACAGGGCGTGGCGCAAGGCCGACCTCGACCGCATAGCCGAGCTGGCGGGAAAGGTGCCCGCCCGCGAGATTCGCCGCGAGCTGCGGCTGTCCAAGAACCAGTTGGATAACGCGCGGCGCGTGATCAACGCCAGCGGCGGCCACGTGTCCCTGCGCTGCTACCGCCACCGCCTGGAGCTGTGCCCGTCGTGCGGGTGCCGCAGGGCGACCCTCGGCAAGGACGGCATCTGCGAACCGTGCAGACGCCAGCAGCAGCTTGAGGCCATAGAGGCCCGCATAGCCGAGCTGCTGCCGAGGCTGACCGCAGAGGAGCGCCGCACCTACGAGCGCACCGAGTGCGGCCGAGAGAGCCGCGCCGACCCCATGCCGCAGGCCCCGGACACCTCGGGCATGAGCCGCTACGCCGCCGACAAGGCAGCAGAGGCGCACGACGAGGCCATGGAGCGGTGGCTGTGCCGTTACCTGTACCGCAGGGTCAAGGCGGCGCAGAAGCGCAAGGAGCGCATAGAGAAAAAAGTTCCGAAATCCTGAAAAGTTTTTATCACTTTTAGTTTTCCCAGTTAGGAGACCAAAATGCTCACGGAAATCATCAGCAAGACCGTCGCGGACAAGACGGTGGACAGCATCCTGAAGCGCATCGAGCGCGCCGTCCCCGTGCCCGAGCCGGGCGACGGCGGCTTCGACGCCGCCATGCGCCAGGCGTTCAACATGGGGGCCGCCTGCATGGCCGCGCAAATCAAGAACGGCCCCGTGCCCACCAAGCGCATCGCGCTCATGGGCGAGGTGGCCCGCGTGGCGTGCCGCGCCCGCCTGGTGGGCATGGAGTGCCGCGTGGTCGTAGACGAGGAGGCCCGCGCATGCAATCGCTAGAGGAGGTCGCGATCTGCGACGTGTACCCCTACGAGCGCGCCGACGGCGAGCCGATGAACCCGCGCGACTTCACCACCAGGGAGAGCGCCGAGCACATCGCGGGCCTGGCCGCGCAGTTCAAGGCCAACCGCCTCAACCCCGGCCAGCCCGTCATGAAGCCCATCCTGTACAAGGAGGGCGGCATCTACTGGATCATCGACGGCGAGTGCCGCGTGCGCGCCATGAGGGCCATCGGCACCGAGCGTTTCCTCGCCGAGGTCTACGACGACCTGGACGACGCCGAGCTGGCGCGCGTGGAGGCCGCCAAGGCCATGGTGGAGACCGACGCCAAGCTGGGGCTGACCGCCGAGGAGAAGTCGCGCGGCGTGCAGACCATGCTGGCGCTCGACATTCCCGACGAGGAGGTGGCCGTGGCCGCCCGCACCGACGCGGGCACCGTGGCCAAGGCGCGCCGCGCCGCCCGCAGGGTGCAGGACGCCGCCTACGACATGACGCTCGACCGCCTGGCCGCCATCGCCGAGTTCGAGGGCAGCGACGAGGCCGTGGCCGAGCTGCGCGACTGCAAGCAGTCCGAATGGCAGCGCGTGTACGCGGGCCTGAAGGCCAAGGCCGAGCAGAGGCGCAACCGCGCCGAGGTGGTGGCGGTGCTTGCCGACGCGGGCGTCGAGTTCGTCGACGAATGCCCCGAGGGCTTCGCCGCATGCCGCACGTTCTCCGACTACCGCCCCGACCTGGCGGCGCTGGACGCCTACGTGGCCGGCAACGCGGGCGCGGGGCTTCTGGCCGAGGAGACGCCGTTCGGCGTGACCCTGCTGGCGCCGGTGGCCGAGGGGGCCGACGAGGCCGCACAGGCCGCAGCCCAGCGCAAGGCCGACTTCCAGGCCGCCTACGAGGACGGCGCGAAGGCCCGCCGCGAGTGGCTTGCCGCCCACGCGGGCGACCTCAAGTCGATGCGCCGCACGGCTCTGGCGCTGACCGCGTTCGCCATGAAGAGCCCGGCCGTGGAGGCGTTCGAGGAGCTGCTGGGCCGACCCATCGACCGCACGCCCACCCAGCTTGCCGTGGCCATCTCCTGGCCGGCCGCGTGGAGCATGGGCGTCTGTACCGCCTGGGCCCTGGCCAACGACATCGCATCCGTGTACGTCAACGGCGCGACGATCGAGAACGTGACCATCGTCTACGAGGCCATGAAGGCCGACGGCTACGAGCCGAACGCGGCCGAGACGGAGACCTACGAGGCGTGCGTGGCGCGCCTGGAGAGCGAGGAGCAATGAGCGAAGCAGTTAAGGCCGAGATCATCGAGCCCGAGGAGGCGTCAGAGCTGACCGTGGCGTACTCCCCCGCCGTCATCGAGGCGAACTTCGACGCCCTGGAGGCCCACGTGCGCAAGCTGGTGGCCGACTACGAGGACGCCACCTACGACATGTCCAAGGACGAGAACGTGAAGGCCGCCAAGCGCGACCGCACCTACCTGAACGGCATCGCGAAGCAGATAGACGAGCGCCGCAAGGCGGTGGCGCGCGAGTACACCGCGCCGCTGGCCGCCTTCGAGGACAGGTGCAAGGCCGTGGCGGGCATCGCCAAGCAGGCGGCCGACGGCATCAAGGCGCAGCTGGACGATGCCGAGGCCGAGCGCCAGGCGCGCGCATACGCCAAGCTGCAGGAGCACTACGAGGAGTTCGCCGGGCTGCTGGCCCCCGTCGTGCCCTACGAGCGTTTCCATGAGAGGCAGTGGCTCAACAAGACGTTCGGCGAGGCGAAGGCGTTCAAGGCCCTGGAGGAGAAGGTCTCGAACCTCGCCCAGGACTGGGAAACCCTCAAGACGCAGTTCGAGGGCGAGCCGTTCTACGACGAGGCAGAGCGCGAGCTGTTCGCCACCCTGGACCTGGGCGCGGCGATCTCGGCGGCGCACAAGGCCGCCGAGGAGCGCCAGCGCATCGCCGAGCTGAAGGCGGCCATGGAGCCGGAGCCTGCGGAGGAGGCGGAGCCCGAGGCCGAAGCGCCCGAGCAGGTGGCCAACTGGTGGGCATGCGGCGGGATAGTCGAGCCGGAGGCCTGCCCCGTCCCGCCCGAGGAATGGCAGGACCCGCAGCCCGCCTCCATGGCGGCCTACGAGGCGCAGCCTGCGCCCGCCCCCGCCCCGCCGGCGCCGCCCGCGCCCGCCCCCGCGCCCATGGCCATGGCGGGCGACCCCTGGACGATCGTGGTGCCCTGCGCGACGCGGGAGCAGATGCAGGGCGTGGCCGCCGCGCTCAAGGCGCAGGGGGTGGTCGGCACCATCATGCACGGCACGGTGGGCCAGGTTTACGAGCGGATGAACGGAGGCTACTAGCATGACGCAGGAGAACGGACCCATCGACCTCATGGCCGCCGTCGCCAAGGTGCAGCGCGCCGTGGTGGTTCCCAAGGCGAAGTACAACGCATTCGGCAAGTTCAGCTACCGGAGCTACGAGGATATCGTCGCCGCGCTCAAGGAGCCGTGCAAGAAGGAGGGGCTGGCGTTCTTCCTCACCGACGAGCTGGTGCAGATAGGCGACCGCTACTACGTGAAGGCCACGGCGTGCGTGTTCCCCGCAGAGGGCGGCGAAGGCTCGCTGCAGGTGAGCGCCTACGCCCGCGAGGACGAGCACAAGAAGGGCTCGGACGACGCGCAGGTGACCGGGATGGCGTCGAGCTATGCGCGCAAATACGCGCTGTGCGGCGCGTTCGCCATCGACGGGCAGAGCGACCCGGACGGCATGGAGGAGCAGCCCGCGCCCGAGGAGAAGCAGCCTCCGCAGGACGGCCCCTTCACGGCGCACTGCCGCAGCTGCGGGGCGCGCTACCAGTTCGCCGGGATGCCCCAGTACATGGAGTTCGTGGCCAACAGCCCGTGCTGCCCGCGCCCCGACTGGCAGGTGGAGTAGATGCAGGCGCTCACCGAGGAGCTGGACGAGCTGACCGACAGGCTGGAGGCCGAGCTGAAAACCTGCAAGGAGTCCGGCTGCCAGTACGCCGAGAACGAGGCCGAGTACCGCAAGGCCCTGCGAATCGCCATCCTGAACGAGCGCCAGAAGGGCACGCCCGTCACCATCATCGGAGACGTGTGCCGGGGCCAGGAGCAGATAGCGGAGGCCAAGCGCCGCCGCGACTGCTCCGAGGCCATCTACAAGGCCTCGCAGGAGGCCATCAACGTCATCAAGCTGCGCATCCGCATGGTGGACGCGCAGATCACCCGCATCTGGAACAGCGGGGACACGACACAAGGAGGATATTTATGAGCATCAACCGCGTGTGCATATCCGGCAACCTGACCCGAGACCCGGTTCTGCGCTCGACGGGCGGCGGCATGTCCGTCCTCTCGCTGGGCGTGGCCGTCAACGACCGCCGCAAGAACCAGCAGACCGGGCAGTGGGAGGACTACCCGAACTTCGTGGACTGCACGCTGTTCGGCACCCGTGGCGAGAAGCTGGCGCAGTACCTCGCCAAGGGCAGCAAGGTGGCCATCGAGGGCAAGCTGCGCTACCGCAGCTGGAACGACCAGCAGACCGGCCAGAAGCGCAGCGCGCTGGAGGTCGTGGTGGACGGGCTGGAGTTCATGAGCGGCCAGCAGCAAGGCTATGCGCCCCAGTCCTACGCGCCCCAGGCGGCCCCGCAGGCGCCGCAGGCCCGCACGTACGGCCAGGGACGCCCAGCCCCGGCCCCTGCGCCGCAGCAGCCCGCATACGCGCCCCAGGCGGCCCCGCAGCAGGCGTACGCGCCCCAGCAGTACGCGCCCCAGCAGTACGCGCCCCAGCAGCCGGCGATGGACGCCTCCGCAGGCGTGTACGACGAGGATATCCCGTTTTAGGGAAGGCGCTGGCGACGCTATGGGCATGGTTATACACGACGACTTCTGGGCGGCCGCGCAGGCCATGCCCGAGAAGCAGCGCGCGCCGTTCATCTACGCCATCGTCGAGTACCGGTTCACGGGCAAGGAGCCGCAGGGCAGCCCCGCGTGGCTGCCCACCTTCCTGGTGCTCAAGGGCAGGCTCGATATGGGCGACGAGAAGAGCGAGCGCGCAAGGAAGGCGGCGAACGCTCGATGGGGCAACAGGCCGGGGAATGGAGACGCGGTGGCTGATGCGGCGGCACGGGCACAGGACGATGCGCAAGCACGTGCGGGAGCATATGCGGATGCAGATGCAGATGCATATGCGGATGCAGATGCGGACGCACATGCAGACGCATCGAGTTGCGGCAATGCAGAGGTTGAGGATGAGGTTGAGTATATAGAAAACCCCTTAATCCCCTTTTCCGAAATCGTGCATGCGCTCAACGATGCGGCGGGCACCCGCTACCGAGCCAGCAGCGCCAAGACCCGCAGTCTGATACACGCCCGCTGGGCAGAGGGCTACCGCCTGCCCGACTTCCTGGCCGTCATCGACACGATGGCCGCCGAGTGGAAGGGCGACCCAAAGATGGCCAAGTACCTGCGGCCCTCCACGCTGTTCTCGCCGAAGTTCGAGGACTACGTGAACCGCAGCCCGAAGGCCCGGAAGGGGGCGGACGGCTATGACGAGTACGACTAGCTGCCCGCACTGCGGGGCGCGGCTGGAGGCGAACCTCGCGGAGATCATGGGCCGCCGCGTGTTCTGCGGCTGGAAGCCCTGCGGATGCCCCGGGGCCGTGGCCGAGCGCGCCGAGAGGGCGCGCCTGGAGGCGATGGCCGAGGCCAGAGAGTCCGCCGCCAAGCGCCGCAGGGCCTACGAGCGGGCCGGCATCAAGCCACGCTTCATGGCCGCCGACTCCCCCATGGCCGGCGACATTGCTGCGAAGGTTGAGCAAGGGCGCGGGGCGTACATCTGCGGCCCCGTGGGCACCGGCAAGACCCACCTGGCGAGTGCCGTGGCGCGGCTCCTGGTGGACGGCGGCACCAGCGTGAGGGTGACCGACATGCTGGGCGTGCTGGCCGCCATCAAGGGCACCTACGGCGGGGACGGCACCGAGGACGGCGTGCTGTCGCGGCTGTCCCGCGTGGGGTGCCTGGTGCTGGACGACCTGGGCAAGGAATCGCCCACCGACTGGACGCTGGGGCAGGTGTTCCGCGTCGTGAACGACAGGTACGAGAGCATGAGGCCGGTCATCGTGACCACGCAGTACGGCAAGGGCGACCTCATACGCCGCCTGGCCAAGAACGGCGACGAGGAGACGGCGGTGGCCATCGTGAGCCGACTGGCCGAGATGTGCGACAAGTACGAGCTGCAAGGCAGGGACAGGAGGCTATCGAATGGCGAACGTTGACACGCTGCCGGAGATCCTGCGCCCCCTCATGGAGGGGCCGAGCGTCGAGACGCGCAGGTGCGCCGTGTGCGGCGCCCCCTGGCCGCTCAACCGCCACCACATCGTGAGGCGCGGGGCGGGCAAGCTGTTCCGAGGCGGCCGGGAGGTGCCCAAGCCCACGGTGGTGCTGTGCGGCAGCGGCAACGCGAGCGGATGCCACGGCCTGGCGCACGCCAACCGGCTGCACTTCCGCTGGGTCAGGGCCGGGCAGAGGTTCGACCGCCCCGCCCCGCCGGGCTCCGGGCACTGGGAGTTCCTGCTGCTGCCGGAGCCGACCAAGTACGCGGACGCCCTGACCATGGACGGCTGGAGGCGGCTGCCCGGCGGGAGGCGGTGCATGTGAGCGGGTACGAGCCGCCGAGCGGGTGGAACCTGCCGCCGGGGTGCTTCGAGTCGGACCCGGCTGCGCCGTGGAACCGGCCAGACCCCTGGGAGGGCCGCGAGTGCCGCGAGTGCCGCTTCTGCGGCAGCGTGAGCGGCGGCTCCCTCACGGCGGCCATATGCGCCTACGACGCGATGACGGGCGAAGGCCCGGACGTCGAGGCGGTATCACCATACGACGGGGCATGCGAGTGCTTCGAGGAATAGGAGAACGACATGAGGAAGATCTACGCGTGCGCCACCGAAGGCGACGTGGTGCTGGCGTTCGAGGACAGGCTGGACGCCGAGGAGTACGCCGGCGAGCACGACGGCGTGACGGTGCTGCCTGTGCCGTGCGTGAGCGCGTACGAGTACCCGGGCGAGCACTCGGCGACCGACTGGGAGCGCGTGACGGGCAGCCTGCCGAAGAAGGGAGGCGAGTAGCCATGAAGGTGTACGTGCACGTATGCGAACGCTGCGGCAAGGAGGTGCCGGCGACCCTGGCGGGCTTCGCCAGGGCGTTTTTGAGGAGCAGCGCGCGAATCGACGGCAAGGCAAGGGCCTTGTGCCCGGAGTGCGCCGAGAGCCTGCGGGCATGGTTCCTCGCAGGCGCGGCGGAGCCGGAAGGAAGGGAGTAGCCATGGAGCAGACGAAGAAGAAGCGCCGCCCCAGCATCGAGGTGCGCTGCCCCGCGTGCCGCATGCGCGAGATCTGGCACCACCTGCCCAAGGGCGGCGACCGCTGCCGCTGGTGCGGGCACCTGTTCGAGGACTTCACGTACCGCAAGGTCGGTCCGGGTGCGGAGGAGGACGGGCGATGAGTAACTGGGAGCGGTACTTCGGCACGCCGGAGGCCGCGATGCGCATGGAGGTGAGCATGCTGCGCGACGGGCGGCGGTTCCGCATCGCGGTGAGCGAGTGCAACCCCTTCACCACGTGCATGTTCGAATCGCGCTGGGTGCGGGACTTCGCCTCGTGGGGCGAGTACCAGGACTGGCTCAACGCCGAATACGACGACGGGACCATCAAATGGGAGGAGGACGCGCGATGACGAACTGGGAGCACTACTTCGGGACGCCGGAGCGCGCCGTGCTGATGTGCCTTGAGTACTGCTTCGAGCCGATGGTGCTCGCCGTGAACCGCGTCGAACACATCAACGGCAGGCCGGTGCCCGTGCTCGTGGCTTGGTTCAACTCGTTCGAGGAGTACACGGCATGGCTCAAGGCCGAGTACGAGGGGGGATCGTGAGGAACGTGAACTGGGGGTGCCTGCTCGCGATAGCCGCGGTCATCGCCATAGACGCGGCCGCCATCTACGCCATAAGGGCGCTCGTGCTCGGCCTCATGGCCATGGCCGTGGCGGCGTGCTAGGGACAACCGAATACGGAAACAGGCAGAGGGCCGTCCTTCGGGGCGGCCTTTTCCGCGCCCGGCGACACGCTTGCGACCATATGGGCCGAGAGATAGGAGACGCATGGCGAGAGGCGAGACATACGAGGAGTTCACGGCCAAGTTCGAGCCGAAGAGGACGACCGACGACTGCTACACACCGCCCGAGGTGTACGACTGCGTGCTGCGGTGGGCGCACCGGGAGTACGGGTTCGACCTGGCGAAGGTGGCGCGCCCGTTTTACCCGGGCGGCGACTACGAGCGCGAGGACTACCCGGAGGGCTGCACGGTGGTGGACAACCCGCCGTTCTCCATCCTGAGCCGAATCGTCAAGCACTACCAGGAGCGCGGCGTGGGCTTCTTCCTGTTCGCCCCCACCCTGACGTGCATGGGCATCCGCAACTGCTGCAAGGTCGTGACGGGCGTCGGCGTGACATACGCCAACGGCGCGAGCGTCACGACCTCGTTCGTGACCAACCTCGACCCCGCCCAGGCGAGGAGCGCGCCCGACCTGCGCGCCGAGCTGGATGCGGTGATAGAGCGCCTGCGCCGCGAGAAGGCCAAGGCGCTGCCGAAGTACGAGTACCCAGACGAGGTGCTGACCGCGCCCATGCTGGCGCGCTACTCCAAGTACGGCATCGACTTCCGCGTAGGCCCGCAGGAGTGCAGCTTCACGAGGGCGCTCGACGCGCAGCGCGGCCAGGGCAAGGCGATATACGGCAGCGGCTACCTCATATCAGAGCGTGCAGCCGCAGAGCGTGCAGCCGCAGAGCGTGCAGCCGCAGAGCGTGCAGCCGCAGAGCGTTTCGCGCTTTCGCCGCGCGAGCGCGATGTGATCGCGTCGCTTGGCTAGCGCGAAACTAATCAGGAAGGAGGCCGCAGGTGCCCAAGAAGGACAAGCCGCTCACGGCGAAGCAGGAGGCGTTCGCCCGCGAGATGGCCAAGCCCCGCGCCAAGCAGCAGGACGCGTACCGCGCGGCCTACGACTGCAAGCGCATGAACTACAACTCGATAAGCTGCGCCGCCTCCAAGCTGATGCGCGACCCCCGAATCGCGCACAGAATCCAGGAAATCCGCGACGCGGCCGCCAAGGACTGCCGCTGGGAGCTGCAGGACGCGGCCGCCCCGCTGTTCGAGGTGCTGGACGGCGCGCTGCCCATCTTCCGCCGCCAGGCGGCCGAGGGCAGCATCAACGGCGACGCGCGCCTGGCCATAACCGAGAGCGTGAAGCTGCTCAACGACATGTTCGGCGTGGACGGCGCGAAGGCCGCCATGGCGGAGGCGGGGGTGACCATCGTTGACGACCTCGGTTAGGCTCTCGGACGTCGTGGCCTCCGTGTTCGCCGGCGTGTGGCGCTCCATCAAGGCGCACGAGTTCACGCACTACTGGTTCAAGGGCGGGCGCAACTCCACCAAGTCGTCATTCATATCCATCGCCATCGTGCTGCTGATCATGCTCAACCCGGAGGCCAACGCCGTCGTGCTGCGCAAGGTCGGCAACACGCTGCGCACGTCCGTGTACGAGCAGATAGGCTGGGCGTGCGACGTGCTGGGCGTGGCGCACCTGTTCGACTTCGGCCTGTCCCCCATGGAGGTGACGTACCGCCCCACCGGGCAGGTCATACGCTTTGTGGGATGCGACAAGCCGAAGAAGCTGAAGTCCGCGAAGTTCCGCACCGGCTACTGCGCCGTGGTGTGGTTCGAGGAGGTAGACGAGTTCGACGGCATGGACGAGGTGCGCAGCGTGCTGGCCACGTTCCTGCGCGGCGGCGACATGTTCTGGGTGTTCTACAGCTACAACCCTCCCCGCTCGGCTCGCAACTGGGTGAACAAGGAGGCGCGCGACCTGGAGGCCCACCCGGGCGAGGACGGGCGCTTCATATGCCACACCACGTACCTGGACGTCATAGACGAGCACCCCGAATGGATAAGCGCCACCGCGCTGGCGGAGGCCGAGCGCAGCCGCCGCAAGACGCCCGAGTCCTACCGCTGGCAATGGCTCGGCGAGGTCATAGGCACGGGCTCCGAGGTGTTCCCCGACGAGCTGCTGGACATACGTCCCATCACCGCAGAGGAACGCGAGGCCATCGCCCTGCGCTCGTTCGGCGTGGACGCGGGCAGCGTGCACCCGTGGGTGTTCATGGAGACGGGATACGACGAGAACGAGCGCGTGCTTTACCTGCTGGACGAGGAGAGCCGCCAGGGAACCGAGGCCATCGACGTCAAGACCGCCGAGCTGGTGGCGGCCAAGCTGCAGGCGGCCGAGGACCCCGCCGCCGACGTGTGGTGCGACAGCGCGGCGCGCGGCATGATCCTCTACTACCAGGAGCAGGGCATCGGCGCGCAGAAGTCGCTCAAGCAGGGCCTGAACGCGCCCAAGAGCCGCATCAGGTGGATGCAGAACCTTACGCGCATAGTCATCGACCCCGACCGCTGCCCGCTCGCCGCCAAGGAGTTCCCCGAGTTCGAGTACGTGTCGAACGGGCAGGGCGACATAACCGAGACACTGCCGAAGGTGAACGACGACGCGATAGACGCGGCGGGCTACGCCGCAGGACTGTGGATAAGGAGCAACCTCTGATGGAGAAGCGAGGCAACACGGGCTACGCCGAGGCGTGGCTGCGCCGCATGGGATACCAGCCGGACACCCGCATGCAGGGCATGGTGGACGTCTGGTTCGGGTGGTTCGCGGCGAACAACGGCTGGTACCACTACAGCGAGCGGCGAGGCTTCCGCGTGTACAAGCGCGAACGCGCGAGCCTCCACCCGGCCGCGCTGGTGGCCGACGAGTGGGCCAGCCTGATAATGAACGAGAGCACGATCATCTCCAGCACGAGCGACGAGCGCCGCGCGTGGATGGCGCGATACTTCGCCAACCCCGCGACGACCGGCGGGGACGGCCAGGAGACGCCGGAGGACAACGCGCCGGCGCAGCAGCCCACGGAGGACGGCGACGCGCCCACATCGTTCGCCATGGACAACGCCGACTTCATAGCCCGAGCGTTCGCCATGGGGACCGGCGCGTGGGTCATCGAGCCGCGAGGCGTGACCGACAGCGCCTACACGCCGGACGCCGAGCTGCGCATCGTGAGATACGACGCAAGCCAGATAATCCCGCTCACGTGGAGCGCCGACGACTGCACGCAGTGCGCGTTCGTGGGCCGCGTGGAGGTCGCGGGGCGCGACTACGACCAGTGCCAGGCCCACGTGCTCAAGGGCGGCACCTACCACATCCTCACGCAGCTGTTCGACACCCGCACGCACAAGCAGGTGGCGGTCGAGGGCATCAGCGCCGACATGGACACGCGATGCACGCGCCCGCTGTTCGCGCTCGTGCGCCCCGCCGTGTCGAACCGCTACTACGACTACTGCGCGATGGGCGCGAGCGTGTACTGCAACGCCGTGGGGGCCATGAAGGTGGTGGACGAGGCCGCCACCTCCCTGCTCGACCACATCCGAGTGGGCCGCCCGCGCACGTTCGTGGACAAGACCCTCATAGAGGCGAAGACCGGCAAGGGGCCGGACGGCAGCCTCACGAAAACGTACTACGCCTTCGGCGAGGCCGACGACACCATCTTCAGCATGAACCCCGGCGACGAGGGCTCGGCGAAGATACAGACCGTGCAGAGCGACCTCAAGGCGGACGAGAACGCCAGCGCCATCAACACGGGCCTGCGCCTTCTGTCGGTCGCGTGCGGCTTCGGCAACGGCTACTTCAGCTGGGAGTCGCACATGGGCCTGAAGACCGCCAAGGAGGTGGCGGCGGACAACTCGCAGCTGATGCGCTCCATACACCGCCACGAGAACGCCCTGCGCAAGTCAATCGTGCGCCTGGTCAACGGGATGGCGGACGCCTGCCGCAGCATCAAGGGCGAGGCGGTGCCGTACGGCGACGTGACGGTGGACTTCGACGACTCGATCATCAGCGACACGCAGAGCGCCCGCGAGATGGCCATGAGCGAGGTGGGCGCGGGCATCATGTCCGCGTGGGAGTACCGCCGCCGCTTCTACGGCGAGACCGCCGACGAGGCCAAGGCCAACGTGCCCGAGCAGCAGGGCGGCGCATTCGACATGCTGGGCGACGGGCTGGCCTGATGCTGGGGCCGGACTACATAGAGCACTTCACCGACGCGGCGCAGGGGGCCATGGACGAGTACACCCTGCGCCTGGTGTGCATCTACGCCGCCCTCATAGGCTCCATCGACTTCGAGGGCGAGAGCGCCTACTCCCAGGCCGCCAGGAAGGCCGCGCTGGCCGCCAAGGACGTGCAGAAGGCCATCAGCGAGGAGGGCCGCAGAGCCGCGCGCGAGGCGGCCAAGGCGGCGGCCGAGGCGGTGGCCATGAGCGCCGAGTCCGACCTGGCCGCGCTGGGCACGGCCATGGGCGCGCTGTCCAAGGCGATGCAGTGGAGGCTGCACAACTCCGCGCGGGCCACGGCGGCGGGCGTTCAGGAGGTGATCAGCCGCGACAACCTGAAGATGCCCGCCAACGTGCAGCGCGCGTACCTGGAGGTCGTGGCCCAGGCCGTGGCGCAGGTGAACTCGGGCATGGCCGGGTACGAGAAGGCGACCCGCGACGCCGTGCTGAAGCTGGCGCGGCGCGGCGTGTCCGTGGTGGAGTACAAGAGCGGGGCGTGGGCGCAGGCGGACGTGGCCATGCGCCGCCACATCCGCACCCAGGTGGCGCAGGCGGGCAGCCGCAACACGCTGGACCTCATGGAAGAGACAGGGCACGACCTCGTGCAGACCTCCTCGCACGGCGGGGCGCGCCCGAGCCACGCCAAGTGGCAGGGCCGCGTGTTCAGCCTGTCGGGCAAGTCCAAGAAGTACCCGCCCTTCAGCCGGACCGGGTACGGCGCGGTGGACGGCCTGTGCGGCGCGAACTGCAAGCACGACTTCGGCATCTACGTGGAGGGCCAGCCGCTGAGGTACGAGCGCGACCCCGACGGCGGCGACGAGAAGCGCGAGGAGCGGTACCAGGCCGAGCAGAAGCAGCGCGAGATCGAGCGCGGCATACGCGCGACCAAGCGAGAGGCGGTCGCCCTGAAGGCGGCGGGGCTCGACGACACCAAGGAGCGCGTGCGCCTGGGCAAGCTGCAGAAGCGCCAGCGCGAGCACATAGCGGCCCACCCCTACCTCGCCCGCGACTACTCGCGGGAGAACCCCTACGAGACGGGCAACAAGAAGCGCGCCCTCACCCGTCAGACGGCCAGCCGCACGGCCTACATGGCGCAGCCGGACGTCAAGGCGGCAATAGCCGAGGCGGGCGTGAGCCGAAAGCGCGTCGGCGAGCTGGTCAAAGCGGGCGGCGATGGCTTCGGCCTCATGGCCAAGGCGGAGCGTGACAAGGTTCTCAGGACCGCCATAAACCAGGCCAAGGCCGAGAAGGCGCGCGACCTTCGCGTGGCCGACGCCGCAGCGATGGCGGTGCACGACGACAAGCAGGCGAAGCACATAGCGGGCAGCCGCCAGCACGAGCAGTACGTGGCGAACCTGAAGCGCAAGGGCAGCGAGTACAAGGAGCCGAGCTGCATCACCGCGACGCTCGAAGAGGTGCGGGACCTCGTTTCAAAGCACGCGGGAACGGGGCTGGCGCGTGCGACGCGCGCCGGAAGCTGGAACAAACGCGAAGTTTGCGACGCAGGGCGCGTGATCGGATACGTAATCGGCGATAATGGAGAGCATATCCCGACCACGCGCTTCACCATCCACTACGCCGATGGCGACGTGCATATCGTCCCGGCGAAACCGAAGGAGGCACAGCAATGAAGCTATCGGAAGCGGTGAAGTATTTTCGCCAGCAGGTCAAGGTGACGTGCACCGACGGCCAGGTGGTCACGGGCAAGTTCGACGACTACCAGAGCGATGCCGAATCGCTGGACGAGCCGAACACCATAGGCATCGACAACGGCGCGGGCATCATCGTGGACATACCCGTCGACGAGGTGGCGAGCATCGCCGCCCTGTAACCACAACCAAATACAGAACGGCTACCAGGCCGCCCATCACGGGCGGCCTTTTCTTTTGCCTGGCGACACCTCGGGGAAGATGCGGTCACGCGATGGGGGCGGCGACAACATGCCCCGCACGCGACCGCGGCGACAACGGCGGGCCATCCAAGCGCGCAGGGAAGCGCGACAACCAAACACGGAAGGAGCAAGCGATGGCGGACGACAACAAGCCCCAAGGCAACGAGGGCGGCGACAACGGCCAGCAGACCGAACCCGCGAAGGAGGTCGTGTCCTACGCGAAGTACAAGCGCGAGACCGACGAGTACCAGGAGCAGGTGAAAGCCCTCAAGGCCGAGCTGGAGCAGCGCGACAAGCAGATCGAGGAGTTCACCGCCAAGGCGGGCAACGCCGAGGAGCTTCAGGCCGCGCTCGACAAGGCGAAGGCCGACAACGAGGCGTACAAGGCCGACGCCGAGAAGCGCGAGGCCGATATGCGCCGAGACTTCGCCATCGACACCAAGCTGGCGCAGATGGGCGTGCGCAACGCCAAGGCGGCGCGCGCGATCATCCCGAACATCGCCGACGCGAAGCTGGACGAGCAGGGCAACCTCACGGGCATCGACTTCGAGGCCCTGAAGAAGGACAACGCCTACATGTTCAGCGACCAGCCCCGCGAGAGCGCGGGCGGCGACCCCAAGGGCGGAGCAGGCTCCGACGGCCTGGCCGACTTCCGCGCAGCTTTCGGACTGACCAACGAATCTAAGGAGTAAATCATGCCAAACAGCATCGAACTGCCCCATGGCTACGAGAACGTGCTCATGGAGGCGTACCGCAAGGAGTCCCTGACCTCCGTGCTCGAGAGCGCGGCCCCGCAGGGCAACATCGCGCAGATGGAGCAGCTGGGCGAGTTCTACTACCCCGTGTACAGCATGGGCGGCCTGGGCGACGTGCAGGCAAACGGGCGACTGCCCCAGAACAGCGGCGCGTCCCTGACCTGGAAGCCCATCAGCGCGAACTACGACCGAGGAACCATCCTGGAAATCGACCAGAAGGTCGACGCCCAGTCCTTCAACTTGGCGTTCGGCAACGCGGCCGCGCACTTCAACCGCAACAAGGTCGTGCCCGAAGGCGATGCGTTCGTGTTCTCCACCCTGTGCAAGGGCACGGGCATCAACAAGGTGCAGAAGACCTACACCGACGGCTCGGACATGCTCAAGGGCCTGAACGCATCCATGTGCGACATGGACGAGAAGGAGGTGCCGGAGGAGGGCCGCGTGCTGTTCATCACCCCCACCCTGCTGGGAATGGTGAAGGACCTCGACACCACCAAGTCCCGCGAGGCGCTGAACAGCTTCTCCAGCATCGTGAAGGTGCCCCAGTCCCGCTTCTACAGCGCCATCGACCTTTTGGACGGCGCGACGAAGGACGAGGAGATCGGCCACTACAAGAGGGACGCGTCCGCCGTGGACATGAACTTCCTGATCGTGCACAAGGATGCCGTGATTCTCCGCTGGAACTTCGCGCGCGGCAAGGTCATCGACGCCGAGGACAACCAGCAGGGCTTCGGCCACCTGTTCAAGTACCGCAAGTACGGCGTGTGCGGCGTGCGCGAGAACCTGGCGCACTACATCACCGCCGGAATGAAGGCAGCATAGGAAGGAGGCGCGAGATGCGCGTAGTGGGACTGACGTTCGAGAAGAAGGCCGCCTCCAAGAAGAAGGCCCCCGCCAAGAGCAAGGACCAGGCCGCTAAGGCCGAGGGGCAGCCGGAGCAGGCCACCGAGCAGGCACAGGAGCCGGAGAAGCCCGAGGGGGCCGAGGGCGATGGGGACTAGAGCCCCGACCTACGAGGACTACCTGGCAACCGGGCGCAGGGAGCTGTCCGCCGAGGAGTTCGAGGCGGCGCTCCCCCACGCCACGGCGGCCGTGCGCGACCTGATCTTCCCCAACGAGCCGGACGGCTCCGAGGAGTGGGCGCGCGCGGTCATGGCGGCCTGCGAGGTCGATGCCGCATACGGATGCTCGGGCGGCATCATGGAGGGCGGCGGGTTCACCGTCGGCTCGTTCTCGTGGAACCCCGGCACCGGGATAGAGGGCAGCTACCGCCGCGACATGCAGGCGGCCGTGCAAAGCGAACTGCTTGGCACGCCGCTTCTGTTCTCCGGCATCGGGGGCGCGAGATGATGCGGGTGCCGCGCTCGACGCGGCCCTCCACCATGTTCGTCAAGGTCCCCAAGGAGGGCGGCTACGGCGGCGAGTTCGAGAACCCCGTCGAGGTGCGCCGCGTGCGCTTCGAGCCGGCATCGGCATGGCTCGTTCGCGAGTACGCCCTGGGCGACGGGGCGCAGGGCCTCGTGATAGCAGACGGCGCGGACAGCCCTGGCATGTTCGACGTGCCAGTGGGCAGCCGCGTGAGCATCGACGGGGGCGAGTGGATGAACGTGGCGAGGTGCACGCCCCGCCGCGCGTTCGGCACGCGCCCCCACCACTGGGAACTGGAGGTGAGGTAGATGCCGGCAGCGGTGACGGTCGACCTGACCAAGCTCATGAAGCGTTTCAGCGCGAAGGAGCTGGAGGCCAAGCAGGTGAAGTTCGCCATGAGCGTGGCCGAGGACATGAACGCCTACACGCCCGAGGACTCCAAGCACCTGCACAAGACCATGCAGACGGCCTCCGACTTCAGGCAGGGCTTCGTCATATGGGACGCAGAATACGCCGCCGCCGTGCGAGAGCTGCCCGACAGCTCCATCAAGCACGGCAAGAACCCGAGGGCGAGGGCCGACTGGCCGAAGGCCGCGAAGGACGCGCACGGCGAGGATTGGAAGCGCCTGGCCGTCGACCTCCTGACCGAGGAGGCGTGACATGGCGCCGGACGTGATGGAGGCGGCGAAGGCCGCCATAGAGGCCCTGGGCTACGGCCCGGTGCTCCTCACCCGCCTGGCCGCCTCGCGCGGCCACGACGACGCGGTGGTGCTGCGGCCCATGCCCACGGCCGACGTGGTGCGCCACATGGACGGCACCCGCCGCGTGGGCTACGTGCTCCAGGTCATCGTGAAGGCGACCTCGGAGATCAAGGCCATGACCGACGCCTACGACCTGGCCGACGCGCTGGACGGGGCCGACCTGTCCTCGCCCACGGGCTCCTACGGGTTCACGAGCGCGGCCCTGTACACAGAGCCGCAGGAGATAACGCCCACGGAAGGCGGGCCGTACCTGTGGGAGTTCCGAATCAAAGCGATCATAACCATAGAGAAGGGATAACGATGGCAAAGAACCAAGACCTCGGCTTCGCGCCAAACTACATGAGCGCGCTGGAGATCGACATCACGCCCGAGGCGGCGACCCCCACGTGGGCCATCTTCTCGCGCGGCATCACCGAGATCAAGCCGACCACGAACGAGACCACCGACACCAAGGACTACTACGACGGCTACGGCACGCCCACCGACGAGGTGAAGAGCGTGCAGCCGCAGTACGAGGTCACGGGCGACCGCTGCTACGGCGACCCCGCGCAGGACTACGTGGCGAGCCTGGCGCTGGAGACCGGCGACGGACGCAAGGGCCACTTCCGCCACACCGACCCAAACGGCGACGTGGTGGAGGGCAAATGCACCTACCTGAACCTGACCGTAGGCTCCCAGCAGGGCGCCGCGTCCGACCCCGGCGCGTTCTCCTGCACCATCTCCGGGTCGGGCGCCATGAGCTTCATCGAGGCCAACAAGCTGAAGCAGCCTGCAGGCGTGACGTGCACCGCGCCGACCGGGGCCGCCGTCGGCAAGTCCGTGAAGCTGGCGCCTGCGGTGACGCCCACCGAGGCGAACCCCAAGTGCTTCTTCGCCTCCGGCAACACCGACATTGCGACCGTGGACAGCGACGGCAACGTGACCGGCGTGGCGGCGGGCAAGGCCGTCATCACCGTGCGCTGCGCGTCCAAGCCGAGCCTCTGCACGCAGGTGGAGGTGACCGTGGCGGCGAAGTAGCGCCAGGCGACACCAGACATAACCTCCCAGACATGGGGGCGCGGGCTAGTGAGCGGCCCGCGCCCCTTTTCTATGCCCAACGCTCACCGCTCACGAAAGGGGCAGCAAATGGAACTCTTGAAAAACATCCGCGCGTACGAGGACGTGTACTTCGAGGACCCCGAGGAGAACCCCGACACGCCGCGCTTCCGCGTGTGGTTCGACGACAAGAGCATCGAGGGGTACCTGGCCAAGGTCGGCAACGCCATCGACCGCGCGCAGGCCAACGAGGAGATGGCGCGCGAGGCGGACACCCCCGAGAAGGTGGCAGAGGCAAACGCCGCGCAGGCCCGCCTCATGAAGCGCACCGTCTCGGCGTTCATCGGCACCGATGGCTGGGAGGAGCTGCTCGCGTGGATGGGCGGCGACGAGGGCCCCATCGTGCCCGAGGAGAACATCCGCATCCTGGGCGAGGTTTTCGCCACGTTCCTGAACATGCTGGCGCGCCACGCCACGAGCGAGCAGCTGATCGCGTGCGGCCTGGCCTACAGCGACCGCGCCGGGCAGGTGCATGCGCTCAACCGCGCGCAACGCCGCGCCAAGGGCAAGCGCAAGAAGAGCGGCAGGTAATGCTGCCCGCCGCGCTCACGGCCGAGCGGGTGCGGCTGCCGGACGGGACCAGCGCCACGCGCTACCCGTGGAACGGCGAGGACGTGCTGGTGCGCGACGACGCGCTCACGATCATCCGCGTGATAGGCGTGCTCACCGACGACGGCATGACCGACGAGCAGCGCCGGGACGAGTTCCTGACGCTGTTCTTCGTGGACTGGATGGACGCGTGGTGCACATGCGACTACGACGCCGCCGAGTTCGTGCGGATGCGCGACGCGGCGGTATGGGACATGTGCGGACTCGACCTGACCGGCGACCGCCCGCACGAGACGCCGCTATGGGACCTGGAGGAGGACGCGGCGCGCATACGCATCAGCTTCCGGCAGGCCTACGGCATCGAGTGGGACGAGGTGCGAGGGCGCATCAGCTTCGCCGAGTTCGTGGCGCTCGTCGGCGGATGCCCGCAGGACACGCCGCTCGGCGCCGCCATCCACTACCGCAACCCGGCGACGAAGCCGAAGCCAACCAAATACAACAGGCAGGAGGTCGAGGCCTGGAACGCCGCCCACAAGGCGTTCGAACTCGGCAAAGGCCGCAGCTCACACGGCTCTGAGGAAGGAAGCGACGCGGCGATGCGCGATGTTTTCGCCGCGCTCAAGAGAGCAACGAGGTGAGCATGGACGGCAGCGTCATCATCAAAGCGGTGCTCGACACCGTAGACGTATCCAAGAACATCAAGGCCCTGGAGCGCGACCTCCAGGGCATCTCCTGGAAGAACATAACCGAAGGCGACGAGAAGGCGGCGAAGCTGTCCTCCTCGTTCAAGAAGGCCGGCACCGCCGCCACGCTGACGCTCACCGCGCCCGTGGCGGCCGCCGGCAAGGCCGCGTTCGGCGTGGCAAGCGACTACGAGCAGGCCAACGCCCGCATAGCCGCCGCGTTCGGCGTCTCCGGCGAGGAGGCGGAACGCTTCAGCGGCATAGGCAAGCGCATCTACGAGGGGGGCTGGGGCCAGTCCCTGGACGAGGTGAATGACGCGCTGATCCAGTGCAAGTCCACCCTGCGCGACGTGTCCGACGAGGACCTGCAGACCGTCACCACCAACGCGCTCATGCTGTCGCAGACGTTCGGGGCCGACGTGAACGAGTCCATACGCGGCACCAACGCCCTCATGGAGGGCTTCGGCCTGTCGGCCACCGAGGCCAGCGACCTGCTCACGGCGGGCATGCAGCGCGGCCTGAACTACACGGACGAGCTGGGCGACAACCTGAGCGAGTACAGCGTGCGCTGGGGCGAGGCGGGCATGAGCGCCAGCGAGTACTTCAGCCTGCTGGAGGCCGGCACGTCCAACGGCGCGTACAACCTGGACAAGGTGGGCGACTACCTCAACGAGTTCCTGACCGCGCTGGCGGACGGCCGCATGGAGGAGTCTATCGGCTCGTTCAGCGAGGGCACGCAGGAGGTCTTCGAGAACTTCAAGAACGGCAGCGCCACCGCCGAGGACATGCTTCAGGCGGTGCTGGGCGACCTGACGCAGATGCCCAACGAGTACGACAAGGCCGCGCTGGCCTCCACCCTATGGTCCTCGCTCGGCGAGGACAACGCCATGGGCATGATCGAGTCCCTGGCGGGCGTGCAGGACAGCTTCGGCGACGTGGCCGGCGCCGCAGAGCAGGCCCAGGAGGCCGCATCCGATAGCTTCGCCGTGAAATCGCAGGAGGCCATGCGCGAGCTGCAGGGCTCCATAGAGCCGCTGGGGCAGCCGCTTCTCAACATCGCCACCAACGTGGCGGGCGTCGTCAAGTCGTTCTCCGAGTGGTTCGCGGGCATCGGCGAGGGCGGGCAGACCGCCGTGCTGGCGATCGCCACGATAGCGGCCGCCATAGGCCCGGTCCTGTCGACGGTCGGCACCGTCATAGAAACCGTGCCCAAAATCGGGGCCGCCTTCCAGGTGGTCGGCAAGCTGGGCACCGGCGCGCTGGGGCTTATAGCCGCCCATCCCGTGGTCGCGGCCATCGCCGCCATCATCGCCGCCGTGGTGCTGCTGTGGAACAACTGCGAGGGGTTCCGCGACGCGGTAACGGCAATCTGGGACGCGGTATGCCAGGCGTTCCAGGTCGCCGTCCAGGTCGCGGGCGAGGTCGCGCAGTCCGTCGGCGGGTTCTTCTCCCAGCTCGGTGAGACGCTGGGCGGAATCTGGGACGGGATATGCGCCACGGTTCAGGGGGCCATAGAGGCCATAGCCGGGTTCTTCCAGGGGATGGCCGACACCGCCGCGAGCATCTGGGACGGCATCTGCAACATGGTGCAGGTGGCGGTCATGCTGCTAGGCGAGATATTGAACCTCGCCATAGAGGTGCTGCTCGCCCCGTGGACCTTCATCTGGGAGAACTTCGGCAGCCAGCTGAGCGCGGCGTGGGACGCCATATGCGCGGCGGTGGGTGCCTACCTGGAAGCCGTGAGCCAGAACATCACCGCCGTGCTGACCGTCCTCTCCGAGTGGTGGTCCGCCGCCTGGGGCGCGATCGGCTCCGTGGCGAGTGCGGTGTGGGAGGCCATCAGCTGGGCGGTGTCGACCTACATCGCCGCCGTGCAGACGAACATACAGACGGTCCTCGGCATCATCCAGGCGGTGTGGAGCACGGTCTGGGGCGCTGTGAGCGCGACGGCATCCAGCATGTGGGGCGCGATCAGCTGGGCGATAGGCGCGGCCATTAACGCCATCAGCTCCACCATCTCGGCGGTGCTGTCGGCAATCCAGGCCGTGTGGAACTCCGTATGGGGGGCGGTCAGCTCCACGGCGTCGAGCGTATGGGGCGGCATCAGCTCGACCATATCCGGCATCGCGAACGGCATCCGCGACACCATCTCCAGCGTTTTCAGCGCCGTTCGCGACACGGTGTCGAGCGTGTGGGACTCCATCAGGAGCGCCATCGAGTCGCCGATACAGAGCGCCCGGGACACCGTGCGCAACGTCATCGATACGATAAAGGGGTATTTCAACTTCTCGTGGTCGCTGCCCGACCTCAAGCTGCCGCACCTGTCCGTCAACGGCTCGTTCAGCATCGACCCGCCTTCCGTCCCGAGCTTCGGGCTCAGCTGGTACGCGAAGGGCGGCGTGTTCAACGGCCCTAGCGTCATCGGCGTTGGCGAGGCCGGGCCGGAGGGTGTTGTGCCGTTCAACGAGAGGGGTGCGCGCCCGCTCGCCGAGGGCATCGCCAAGCTGCTCGACGGCAAGGGCGGGGCCGCGCGCGGCGACACAAACGTGACCATCAACGTGTACGCGACCGTGCGGGAGGAGGCAGATATCGAGAAAATCTCCCGCCAAATCGCGAAGGAGATCAAACGGCAGGAGTGCTTCGCATGATATATAACGGCTTCGACTTCGGGCCATGGTTCGACACCCGGCTCATGACCCGCTCGCTGCTACCCGACTACGACATAACCACCAGGACCGTGCCTGGCACGCCCGGCGAGCGGTTCATGCGCGCGGACCTGAAGCCGCTGTCCATAGACGTGACGGCGGCCTTCCGCGCCCGCCCCACCGACGACATGGCGGCGGTCCGCCGCCTCATGGCATCGAGGCTTCTGTGCCTGAAGGAGGCGGACCTGTGGCTGGACGACGAGCGCCACCTGGGCCTGCGATACAAGGCAGTGCTCACGTCCCCCGGCGAACTCGACACGCTCTGGCACACGGGAGAGGCGACGCTGACCTTCACCGCATACGACCCCATAGCCTACGGGGCGGACGCGCAGGCCACGTTCTCGGGCACCTCCTCGCTGCAGGTCGGCGGAACGTTCCGCACGTACCCGGTCGTGACCATCACGCCGGGCGGCAACACCTCCACGCTGCGGCTGACGAACATGGACACGGGGCAGTACGTGCAGGTCGACCAAGCCGTATCGGCATCGACCCCGGTGGTGATAGACATGGCCGCGCCGCAGGCGACGGTGAGCGGATCGGCGGCGCGCGTGACGTTCGACAGCGACTTCTTCTCGCTAGAGCCCGGGGCGAACGCGCTGCGGGTGTCGAGCGGGACCGCAGTGGCGAGATGGACGGAAAGGTACGTGGGCTGATGCTGCTATGGGTCACAAACAGATGGGAGACGTACAAGGGCCCCATCAAGACGCTGTTCGAGTGCAAGGACACGCGCGAGGTCAACGGCGAGAACGCCATGAGCATCACCACGCTGGCGCGCCTGGACAAGGGCGACCGCCTGGTGTGGCGAGACCTGAAGGGCCGCTGGCACGAGAACATCGTGGACGGCGTGGAGGAGGAGCGCGCGAGCGCGGGCATCCTCTACACGTATTACTGCCCCACCTCCGCGCAGGTCGAGCTACTGGGCGACTACCTGGAGGACAAGCGCCCCTACGACGTGAGCGCATACACCGCGCTGGCCTCGGCGCTGTCCTCCTCGCGCTGGCAGGTCGGCACCGTCGATGACCTCGGGCAGGCGGGCACGAACTTCTACCACACCAACGCATGGGCGGCCATCCACGACGTGGCGGACGCCTGGGGCGGCGAGCTGTCGTTCGAGATTCAGGTGAGCGGCACCAAGGTGACCGCGCGCCGCGTTTGCATGGCAAAGCAGGTCGGCGAGGACAACGGCAAACGTTTCACCTACGCCAAGGACCTCGTGAGCGTCCGCCGCAGCGTGGACGAGGGCAACGTGTGCACCGCCCTGTACGGCTACGGCAAGTCCCTGCAGACCACCGACGGAGACGGCAACCTGACGGGCGGCTACGACCGAAAGCTGACGTTCGGCGACGTGAACGGCGGGCAGAACTGGGTGGGCAGCGCCGACGCGCTGACCCGCTGGGGACGGCCCGACGGCAAGGGCGGCAAGGCGCACGTGTTCGGCGATGTGGAGTTCTCCGACTGCGAGGACGCGACCGAGCTGAAGAGGCTCACCGAGGCGCAGCTCGCGAAGTCGTGCGTCCCGGTCGTGTCCTACACCGTGGACGCCGTGGCGCTCGCCAGGGCCGGCGAGGGATTCGAGGGCGCGGACGAGGGCGACCTCGTGACCGTGCTCGACATGGTGTACAACCCTCCCCTGCGCGTCCAGACCCGCATCACGAAGGTGGTCGAGGATCAGCTGCGCCCCGGCGAGGTAACCTACACGTTCGGCAACTACCAGACGGTCGCGGAGCTGATGGCCGCGCAGAAGTCCGCCGCCAAGTCCACCGCCTCGACCATCCGGGCGACCGTGGCCGACGCCGTGAACGCCTCGAACAAGGCGTCGACCGGCAAATGGGGCGAGAGCCTGGCGGCCGCCGAGGAGCGCCAGAAGGCGTACACCAAGGAGGTCGGCGGCGCCGCCAAGGACTACACCGACCAGATAAGGGGCGAGCTGGACAAGGCCCTCAAGGAGTACGCCGACAACGGGGACACCACCCTGGAGGAGGCGCTGAAGAAGTACTCCGACGACGGCAACCTGACCCTGGACGAGGTGCTGCGCCTCTACACCGACACGTCGATAGAGCAGAGCGAGAGCGTCCTCAAGCAGATAGACGAGGCCAACAAGGAGTACCTGGAAGGCGTCACGGACAAGCTGGACGAACGGCTGACGAGCGCCGAGGGCGAGGTGGAGGGGCTGCAGAACCAGCTCGACCAGCTGCCGACCGATATCCGCAAGAAGATCGTGGAAATGCTCAACAGCGAGATAAACACCACGGGCGGCTGGGTGTACGAGGAGCCGGGCCAGGGCATTCTCGTGTACGACAAGAAACCGGAGAGTGCGACCAAGTGCGTGAAGATAGGCGGCGGCGTCATCGGCGTGGCCAACTCCAAGTACTCCACCGGAGCCTGGAAGTGGCGCACCGCCATCACCGGCGACGGCGTGACCGCCGACGAGCTGACCACGGGCAGAATCAAAGGCGGGAACTCGTACTGGGACCTCGACAGCGGCGCCTTCTACCTGCGCGACGGCTCCATCTTCATGACGGACAGCAACGGCAACAAGGTGTACATCAACGCCACCAACGGCTTCCAGATATACAGCAAGAACGGGTCAATCATCGCCGGCACCGTGCTGGTGGGCGACACAGCCATGTTCCGCTGCAACATGGTCGGCACGTCGTCCACGAACTACATCACCACGGGCACGACGACGGACAACCGGCCCGGCGCGTCGTTCATCAACAACACGGCCGAATACTGCACCATCGAGGCGCTCCACGCGGTGGACAACCCGATAAAGACTGCGACCGACGGCGTCGGTATATCAGCATGCGGCTACGGGTTCCTTAGCGCGAACCGCTATTACCGGCAAACGAGGCTCACGACCCCCTACTACAAGGGGCATATGAGCCTCCCCGACGAAATGCTGTACATGAGGAGCGGCAACAGCAGCGGGGGCGGCTCGCCGTATGTGAAGCTGCAGGAGAACTCAAGCAACTACCTGTACCTGGACAACGGGCGTGCCGACCTCGGCGCGTCGGGCACCGCCAGGATACTCGCCCCGAAGTTCGCCATAGGAACCAGTCCGAGCAGCGGCGGCACCTACGGGTACACGGGCTCCACGCAGTTCATCGGGTGCATAACCAACAACGGCAACAACTGGACGTGGGGCACCATCAACGTGGTGAACGGAATCATCACCGGCATGAGCAGCATCACGGGAAACTAGACCAGAGAGGAGACGGAATGTTCTACCACCTTGTACAGATGCCGGAGGCCCCGCAGGCGCTCGACGGCGCGCCGGAGCCGCCCGAGGCGCTGCCGGTGCTTGAATGCATCAGCGACCCGGCGACGGCCCGCGCCATCGTGGAGTCGGAAGACGTGTACGAGTTCGACGGCAAGGGCGGATTCGCGCTCGTCTCAAGCCCCGTGGCCGTCATGGACGTGGAAGGAGGCGAAGCGAACGCCGTGGACTTCTCGGCGCTGACAGACGAGGAGATATGCGGGATACACAGCGTGCAACCCGGCGACACATCGCGGACCATCAAATCCGAAGAGAAGGAGTGACGCATGGCAACGCACGAGATCACGCTCAACCTCAAGAAGACGAACATAGCGCCGCCGGTCATAACGGTGCACCAGGGCGACAGCGCGGAGGTCCTGAAGGCCGCCATCTACGACGGAGACAAGAAGGCGGCCCTGACTGGCTGCAAGGTGCACCTCATGGCCGCGAAGCCCGACCACACCTACGTGGAGCAGCAGTTCACGGGCATCAGCGACAACGTGGCCACCGTGACCGTCAACCCGGCGGCGTTCGGCGTCGCCGGGTTGCTCAAGGTCTGCTACGTGCGCGTGCGCGACGCGGCGGGGCTGGACGCGACCACCGAGAACATCCTCGTGAACGTCCTCCCCTCCGCGAGCGCGGCGGGCACCGTGTCCGGGCCGTACGTGGACGCGGTGGAGGCGATCGTTGCCGACCTGAGGTCGCAGCTCGCCGACGTCACCGCGCTCAACACGCAGATGCAGAAGGCCGAGGCTTCGCGCGCCGCCGCCGAGAAGCAGCGCGCCACCAACGAAGCCGCGCGCAAGACCGCCGAGAGCGGACGCGTGGATGCGGAGAAGGGGCGCGCCACCGCCGAGAGCGCCCGCGCGACCGAGGCCGCTCAGCTGAAAACGGCCTCGCAAGACGCCACGGCGGCGGCAAACGGCGCGGCCTCGAACGCCAACGCGGCGGCCAACACCGCATTGCAGATAGCCAACAGCGTGGCTCAGGGCAGCGCGGGAAGCTCGGACATGGCCAAGCAGAAGCAGCAGAACGCCCAGCTGTTCCAGCGCCTCTCGAATCTCAGCGGCGAGTTTATATATTCGGACGGCACGGTCTACTGCCCGTCGTCCAAGGCAACAGCATCGGGGGACACCATCACGTTCGCCGGGTCGTGCACGGCATCTGGCGTCACGTTGACGCTTTCATAGGAAGGGAAACACATGGCACAAGCGAAGATCCTAACAGTCGGCGGAACCCCGTACGAGATCATCGACGAGACCGCCCGCAGAAACGCGCAGACGGCGCTCAACAACGCCGAATACAACCGCCAGGGCCAAATCGGCAAGTACGGCGGGCAGAGCATCGCCGCCATCCTGGTGGGAGAGATCGGCAGCGGCAGCGTGTACGACGCGCTGCACAAGCGAGCCGCCAACGGCAACTTCGCGGGCCTGCGCGTGGGAGACTACATCGACGTGCCGCTGGTAAGCGCGTCGGGCGTGGCGGCCCAGCAGTCCGTGCGCTTCCTCCTGGCGCACTTCGACCCGTACTACTGCTGCGGCGACAGCTCCAAAGGCCACCACATCGCCTTCGTGGCCTCCGCGCCCATC